CACCGACCGCGGCGCTCTCCAGACCCTGCCAGAGCTTCGGCACATTCGGCGCCCACTCGTGGCGATAGGTCCCGACGACGGTTTCGCAGAACTCCAGCTCGCGATCCGTGCAGAACTTCTCCTGGAACGTCGGCGCCCCGCACTGGAACCCGAGGCCGAGGACGGCGTTCTTGCCCACCTGCCGCTCCGCCGGGTGCTCTTTCTTCCCGAGCACGGGGTACCCGAATATCGTCGACGCCATGTCGCAGTAGACGTCGTGGCCGCCAGCCATCAGCTCGACCTTGTCCCACTGCTCAGCGAAGGCCAGGACGACACGGGCCTCGATGGCCGAGAAGTCCCCGGCCACGATCTTGCGGCCGTCGCCGGCCCGGATCATGGGCCGCAGCGCCGAGGAAACCACCTCAGCCGGGTCGCCCAGCTCGCGGATGCGCCCCAGGTCCTCGCTCTGGATCAGCTCGATCAGGTCCTCGACCGAGCAGTCGAAGGCGTTGCCGGGGATGTTCTGTGGCTGGATACCGCGGCCGGCCCACCGGCCGGTGGACGGGGCTCCCTGGTACTGGAGCTGGAACCGCGCCCGGTGGTCAACGTCGTCGGCGTGGTTCAGCATGGCATCGAGCTTGGCGGTCGACGACTTGGCGCCGGCCTTCCGCAGCTCCATCAGCCGGTGTACTTCGGGGTGCTGCTTCTGGATCTTCTGGTTGGAGATGAATTTCTCGACGGTGTCCTTTTGGAGATTGCTCGGGGCCTTGCCGCACTGATCGCGGATGAACTCTTTGATCTTCTCGTCCTGCCCCGTGGTTGTCACTTCGCCACGGGTCAACTCGGCGACCTCCTGGTTGATCTCGGCGGTCACCTTCCCCATCACGCGCTTGGCCGCCCGAGCGGCCGGCACGTCGATCAGCAGCCCGCGGAGGTTCATCCGCATGTCGAGAAGGAACACTTCGTGCTCGTCCGCCGGCAGGCTCCCGCAATAGTCGCCGAGGCGGTCCTCGACCTCGACGTCTTGGTCGCAGTATTCCCCGAGGCGCTTCAGGTCGGTCGCGTCCTCGTGCCAGAACAGCATGTTCTGATGGTCGGGGTATAGCTTTCGCTCGTCCTTCCGCGGTTTCCGCGGCTTGCAGAGCTTCTGGAGTAGCTTGTTGCCCTCGGTGTCCTTCTCGCCAACGCCGGACACCCGGGCGCTGTTCTCCAGGTTCGGCGCGAGCCCCCGGTGCAGCGCCATGGCCTGGGTGTCTTCCCAGCGGCTCAAATCCACGTCCGGGGCGCCCCAGCGCGGCACCATGATGTTCTGCCAGATCGAGATTTCGAAGCCGGCATTGAACGCCTCGAACACGACCTCGGGCCGGCGGGCCAGCTCCATAAGTTCCCGGGGCGGCGGTGGGCCGGGCAGCTCGACGGAGTTCGTGAGCAGCGGCTCCCATCGGCGGACAGCCGTTCGGCCTCCATCGCTGCGCTTGACCCGGTACGACAGGCACATGACCTCCGTGGTAGGGTGCCTGGAGTAGTTCCAGGCACCCACCTTGCGGAGATCGGCCGCTGACCTCGTCTCGAAGTCCAGGACGACCTTGTACATGGATCACTCCCACGGAAGGTCGTCGCCGCCGGCCGTGGGGTCCTCATTGGTGGACTGGCCGGTGGTGGCGAAGCTCGCGAATGCCTGCTTGGCGCTCGGGCCGCCGACCAGACGCTCGCCGTCCGCGGTCTTCATCACGTTCTGAAGGTACGCCGTGACGCCGAGGTTGTTGGCGTCCTCGTCGAAGTTGAAGGTCTTCAGCATGATCTGGACCCGGCCGAACATCCCGGAGTAGATCGCGTTCGGGTCGATGATGTTTTGCAACTGCGCGTCGACCACGCCGGGCTGGAACTTGGAGGTGGCCTTGAGGACGGTCTTGCCCTTGTAGAACTCCGCGTCGCGGCCCTTTTCTTCCTGCTTGGCCGCCTTCTTGTCCCCGGACGTGAACGGGAACTTCATGGTCTTGACATCCTTGTTCGGAAAGCGGTCCTGGGCCAACTTCTGCGCGGCCTGGAGCGCCGGCTTGATGTCCTCGTGGTCGAACAGGACCTCGCAGCCGAACATGGGGTCGCCACGTTCCTTGCCGTTAATGACCACCGGCTTGGCCTCGAAGAAGTTCGGGAACACGATGATCCCGGGCTCGGTGGTGTAAGACTGCTCTTGTTCCTTCGCCATGACTGGCCTCCTCGGTTAAAGGTGTCCAAATGCGTCCTGGGGCGACACCGGGGTCAGCGACGGCCGGCTGTCGCTCTCCGGGGCAAGCGTGCGCCCCGTATCCGGCTTGTGGCTATGCTGGCGCACCAGATCACCCATGCCGGACATCTTCTCGACCTGCGCCGGGGTCTTCAGCTTGGTCTCGTAGGCTTTCTCGCCGAGCTTATCCTTGAGCGCCTCTTCAGCACCGTCAGCCCACTCCCGCTTCGCCTGCTTCTTGACCAGCTTGAACCCCGGCAGGTTGTGGCCCTGGAGCATCCGGTTGAATGCCTCGTCGTCCAGAGCCTTCAGGAAATGCTGCAAAGCCTGCTTCTGACCAAGCCACGCAGCAATGTCCTCGTCCGTCAGCGGCTTCGGGCTCTTCTCCGCCATATCCAAGAACTCCCGTGCGATGTCCTGAAGCTCCGGGCAGATCAGCTTGGCCGGGCAGAACCGGCAGTGGTCGCCCGCCTCCAGGGCGGCGTTTTCGTCTCGGGTCCGGTCGACGGCCGGCAGCAGCTCATTGTCCATCCACCCCGCCAGCTCGTCGACCGTGGTCCGCCAGCGGCGAACCGGGCCCATGCCGTGGTAGTTCCGCGGCTGGACGATCACGAACTCGGCGTTCTCGAACGCTGAGCCCTCGTGCTTCAGCTCGTGAAGCGCGCCCACGCCATAGTACATGAGCTGGCCGTTCCGGTATGCCTCGACCGGGATGCCGGCCCCATGCTTGTAGTCGTAGACGCGCACCAGATCCCACTTGGGCAGCAGCATCGTGATGTCCGAGGTGCCGAACATGCCCTCACGGATGTCGCTGAGGTCGAAGCGGATCTCGACGTAGACGGTGGGCCATTCGCCCGTGTCGTCGAAGTATTCCTGCATGTCCTGGCGGATCGTATCGACCCAAACCTGGACCGCTTCGGCCATGTCCGCGTCGACCGTCCAGACCTCGGCCACGCCGTCCTTGGTCAGGAACACCTGCTCGTTCACCCACATCCAGGTGTCGCGGTCGTTCTCGATGCAATCGGCCGCCACCTCGTGGGCCACGGTGCCCTCGCGGGCGTACTCCGACGAGCCGCTATAACCCAAGCTCTCGGCGTACTGCTGGAGCTGGACGGAGCCAGGGCAGACCGACCACCGGCTGAAACCCGAAGCTCCAACGATGCTGTGTTCACGGTCGCCCTGGCCCTCCATTACTGCGCCTCCTGGGCCTGCTTGACGAGCTGTTCGACGCGGTTCAGGAAGCTCTGGCGCTGATCCTGCGGGATCGTCGACAGGTGCTTCCCGTCGGTCGTGTAGGTCTGAACCGCCGGCATGATGACCTTCGGGCTGCCGGCACGGCTGGCGGCGTCGCGCAGTCGATCCTGGAGATGCTTGTCCGTGATCTCTTCCTGCGGCTCCATCTCGCTTTCGAGCTGGGCCATGATGTCGTCACCGTCGCCCGCAGCTTCGCTCGGTTCGGGTGCCGGCGCTCCGTCGCTCCCGTCTTGAGAACCACTGTCGCCGGGAACATCCTCGTTGAGGACACCGCCCGTGGCGTCCGCAGCCTCATCGCCGACCGGCGGATCGTCATGGGAGCCGGCGGGCTCCTGGTCAACGCCCGCGTCGATGTACTTCCGAACTTCTTGCGCCTGCTTTTTCGGCAGCCGCTGGATCTGGCTGTCCGGGACCGGGTTGCCGGCGTCGTGGACGGCCTTCAGGTGGGCCGCCAGATTGTCGGCGTTGTGGCCGCGGACGTTCGACGTGTTGTGCGAGGCCACCGGATTGCCGTTCTCGTCCACCGGCTTCTGGTCGGACTTGGCGGCGGGGTGCGGCGGGGCCGGCTGCTCGCGCGCCGCGTCGGTGGGTGTCTTCTCGGGCGGGGCCTCGTTCACCGTGGCCCGGGCACCGGCCGGCATATCCACGTTATCACCCGGCAGGCCCAGCAGCGCATGGACCTGTCCGCGAACGGCGGTGCTGGTTTGCGAGAGCGCGGAATTGGGGTCTTCGCCCTCGTCCAGGGCCACGACAGCCGTTACGGACGCCTGCTCGTGCTCGTAGGCATCGAGCCCCTTCGTGTTGCGCTTTTGGAAGCTGACTTCCAGGCGGTCGATGCTTGGCATGGTTCTTGCCTCTCGGTTCTGTGGATTTCAACGCTTGGCGTCAACCAACGTCAGTAATGTGCGGGGTTGAGCCGGCCCTGTCAAGAGTCGAGTAGGCCGTCGCGGACGAAAACCAGATCAGCAGCTCCGTTCAGCAGCTCCAAAGCCGCTTCCTGTTCGCCAGCCCACGAGCTGTCGCCCTCGATAGGCGGCACCACGACCCGGATCACGCCCATGGACAGCGCCGAGCCGGCGCAGCTCGGGCACAGGAACCGCGTCGAATAGAGGGTGCTACCGACGGTTGGGAAGTGGGCATTGTCGAGTACGTTCCGCTCGGCGTGCAAGATGAACTTGTTCTTGTCTTCTCGACCCATCCAGGCGCGGTCGTCAAATCCGGGTGGCAAACCGTTCACTCCAAGCGACACTTGCCGCTTGTCCTCGCCGCCAACGAGAACAGCACCGACTTTCTTCTTCGGGTCTTTTGACCACGTTTTGATGTGGTGTGCCAGCGTGAAATACTTGTAGTCCCATTCTTCAAGCGTGCAAAGGTGGCGGACTGCATTCGTCGTCATAACGCGCTCCTATCGAGGGTTCGGTGGGTGTGGTCTGCTTTCTCCAGGTTCGCCTTGAGCACCCGCTCGTCGAAGCCGGCGGGCGCAACAAGGAACTGCGCGTGGACGTACCCGGTCTGGCCGATCCGGCGCAGCCGGTCCACGGCCTGCTCGTTCTCGCCGGGCGTCCAGGACGGCTCGGCGAAAACGCACATCGACGCCACTTCCTGGATACCGTCGGTGCCGGTCCCGATGGCGGCGATGTTCCCGAGGAACAGGCGCACCTCGGGGTCGCGCATGAACGCTTCCTTGCGCTCGTGCTTCTGCTTGTTCGTGGTCCCGCCGGGCAGAGCGACCGGCTGATACTCGGCCAGGGTTTCCGCCAGGGCCCACAGGACGCTCTTGTGCCAGCAGTAGACCACGAGCTTGTCCAGCTCCTGCATGATCCGGTGGACGTGCTCGGCGACCAGCGGCACCTTGGCCTCGCCCATTTCCCGGCGGATCGTGGCAACCTGCCCCTGGACGTCGGCGTCCCACCGCTGGAAATCCGTGGGGTCGATCCCGAGCATCTTCTCGGCGCGCAGCGCCGTGCGGACGCCCTTGTTGGGCTCCACGTAGGCGATCTCGTACCGGGTCTTCGGGAGCTGCGGCAGCACGTCGTCCTTGTGCCGGCGGACCATGAAGTTGGCCCGGAGCCGCTGCTGAAGCTCGGGCAGCCGGCCGGTGAACTCCACGACCTTGCCGCCCGGCATCGAAACGCTTTCGTTGTAGAAAGCCTTGAACTTGTCCAGCGATAACCGGTCGATGGCGTCGAAGCAGAAGTTCCGGGCCACGGTGTAGCACTCCCGCGGCCGGCTGGGCAGCGGCGTGCCGGTCAGGCCGAGCTTGGCCCCGGCGTTCTCGGCGATCCCGTCGATGTGCTGGGCGCCGAATATGTGCTGCGTTCGCCGGGCCTCGGGCGACCGGAGGAAGTGGATCTCGTCACAGATCACGAGGTCGTAGCCCATCGCCAGGAACATTTCATACATCGCCGGGGATCGGGCGAGCAAGTCGTAGCTGACAATGTACCAGCACGGGTGTGGTCCGCGGTAGATCGAGGACTTCCCCGAGAGGACAGGGCAGGTGACGGGATACCCGGTCTTGGTCCGGTGGTTCCGCGGCCAGATCCAGCGGTAGATCATCTGCTGCCACTGAAGCCGCACGCTGGCCGGGCAGATCACAAGGACCCGCTCGGCTCCGATCTCGTTCGCGTACACGATGGCCTGAGCCGTCTTTCCGAGGCCGGGCTCATCGCCGATCAGCGTGTTGGTCCGGTCCAAGCAATAGGCCACGCCGCCTTTCTGGAACGGCATCAGCTCTTCATTCGGGGGCACCCGGAAGGCCCGTGGGCCGTGGTAGTCCGTGGCCCACGACGCCTCCACTTGCATCCGCTCCAGGAACATGCTGTCCCGGGCCGGCCCGTCGGCGATGTCCCACATCGCCAGGGCAGCGTAGATGCAGGTGGTATAGTAGACACCGGCGGGGCTGGACCAGTCGAGGCCGATGTCATCGGCGATCTTCTGGTTCAGCCCCTCGGCGTACCACATGCCTTTCGCGGGGTTGTACCGCAAAACGGCCATCACCAGCCCCAAATCTCACGGGAGTTCTGGATCACCTCGCGGACTTCCTGCGTGGAAGCCTTACGGGGCGCGGCCGACACGAACTCTTGGTTCGCCAGCCAGTAGACGTAGGCGTATTCCGTGTTGTCGCCGAAGTGGCGCTCGACCATCGTGATCGTTCCGTCAGCCGGCATACTCCGGTGGATCTGTTCAGCTTGTCGCGTATAGCTGTCGCCGGCCGGAATGGACTCCGTGTAGCTCGACACGATTGGCCGGATAACCGGGTCTTCG